GCCGCCGGAACACTTGAAAGCCTGGAAGACATGGAAGACGGGGAAGACGCCGTTGCAATCGGCTTGGCTGTCAAGTTGGAAATGCTGAATTTGGAAATGGGGAAAATCAGGAAATGAAAAAGAATTTTGAAAAATTCAATGCCATATATGAAAAGCTGGCAAAAGTCATGCCGCGAAAACTTGCCTTTAAAGTTGCGGCAGCGATAGCATAAAAAAACCGATCTGAAAAGGGGACCGAAAAAAGACGGTCCTTTTTTGTTGCCCAGGGGAAAACGTCCCGCATACGTTTGAAAGAATAAACAATCTAACCATAGGTTTGTTGTGCGCCACTGTGCTATATGTTATAATCGTTATATCACAAGGGGAAAAAGCCATGGCAAGGAAAAAACAGGATAGCAGCATTCAAGTTGATGAAAATGTAAACGTTTATGAGGGTAAAATAAAAGAGCTATTTGATGAGTTTGTAAACCAGGAAATGCAAGGGGATTTTACAAATATAAACGATAGGTTCCTTGAATGTGTCCTGTATATACGCGACAGGTTATATGTAACCATAGATAATACATACCTTATAAGTAGGTTATTCTATGATTATTTATATATCTGTATTTGTAGTCATGTAAATCCTACTGTAAATATATACTATATGTTGATAGGAACGACAGAAAAGGAACTTCGTGAAAGATTTAACAAGGATTTCATGAAATTACATGAAACGTTTCATGACATATGTAAATCGTTTTTGGTCCATGATTTAAGCAATTCAGGTCAGACGGCGAAAAAATTCATTGCACAAACTGTTTACAGGCTGACAGATAGCAAGCCAAATATAAACGTTTACGAACCAAAAATACAGCTATCCAATAAAGAACTTGCCGCGCAAATAGGTATTTTACCAGAGCAAACAATTACACAAAATAGTGAATAATCAGATAATGCAATGCATAAATACTGTTGTTCGCTTGCTACAATTCAATACAATTTATCAACGCTTGAAAAGCCTTATTTTATGCGGTTTTCATGCTGTCAACTATGCGCATAATATGAATTATGCGAACACTTGACTCTGATTTGTGTATATTGTTTGTGTGTTTATGTTTGTGTGTTTTGGCTTGCGAAAACGTTTATTATAAACAACAAATTAACGCTTGAAAGCTTTCCTTGTTCGTCCTTGTCCATCGTGGCTGTCACTTCAATTACAGCTTTCAATGTGATGAAGAACAAAAGAAGCTTTAAAAGCGATAAACAAAAGCTTTTTATGTGATGATTAACAAAGAAATTTAGCCTTAGCGATACCGTATAGGGGTTTCCGGGGAACTCCCACAGACTATTAGTTAATCACAAAAATATTCTCCAATATGTCATTTTGGGAGCCCTAAAGTATATATAAGACCTTATATATATTACACACTTTATAGCTTTATACAGACATTAGACATATGTCTTATACCCCCATAGGGTATAGCTATTAACAGTATAGATTATCAACATAAGAACCCCAAGATTATATAAGACCCGGGTATTAACAAGAATAATATTCTAGATTTCGTATACTCCTGATGGATATAACCCCTAGTAAGTATAATCCTGATGGATATATATCCATAAAGCCTAATAAGAACCCAAGAATAGGAGCATATAGATGATTATAAAAATCCTTGGCAGTCTGGGGCTGCTGATTATGATCTGCGCAGTGCTGTCGCAAAGGAATGAAGCATGGAAGAAGACCGCCGGAGCATCGATCTTTGTTCTGGTCATGTTGATATTGGGGGTGACGGGAATATGGGTGTCATAAAAATCAAATACCTGGCCCGCATTACGCCGCTGGAGAAGATCTCTGTCGGGGACTGGATTGATCTGCGGTGTGCGGAAGACATCGAGATGAAAGCTGGCGAGTTTCGGATTATTCCTCTTGGCGTGGCGATGGAACTGCCCAAAGGGTATGAGGCGATTATTGCTCCGAGGTCGAGCACGTTTAAGCGTTATGGCATTATCGCCGTCAACAGTATTGGCATCATTGATAACTCCTACTGCGGAAACGATGACCAGTGGGGCTTTGTGGCTTTGGCAATGCGAGATACCGTAATCCATAAGGATGACCGGATCTGCCAGTTCCGTCTGCTGAAAAATCAGGAACAGGTTGAATTTGTCACTGTCGAGGATCTTGGCAACGAAAACAGAAATGGCTTTGGGAGTACCGGGAAATGATTACTGCAAATGATGCAAGGAACATGGCTATGGCATCTAGTCTCCAAATTATCAAAGCACAGCTTGCCGATATCGAGCATGATATCAAGAGTGCTGCCGAAAAAGGAAAACGGGAAGTATGGCATTATGAGCGTGTCTGTGAAGTCACAAAGGAGACGCTGCGGAATAGCGGTTATACCCTGAGCGAGAGCGATAACCAGATAGGTTACTCCCTGGGGATAAGGTGGTGAACACATGAAAGTTTATATTGTGTTTGATGGCTGTTATTCTGACCGTGATGCAGTAGCCGTATTTACTGACGAGGCGAAAGCGAACCTATTCTCGACAACATTGTCTTGCGGCGATGTTATGGAGTTTGAAACCGATGAGGTAAAAGTCGAAGGTAATCCTGAAGAGGTTGAGTGGTATGTCTGTGCACCGTATAAGGACGGCAAGACGGCGAATGTATTTGCATACCTTATGTCTGCCATTGATGCTACGCGCCCTGAACCGGGCGTTACTGAAACAAGGGTTCGCCTTATCACGCTTGTAAAAGCTGCAACACAGGAAGCCGCCATAAAGAAGGCATCCGATCGATTCGCGAAATACCTTGCCGAGAAAGAGGGACTTTGATGAGCGAAGTAGTCAGCCCGAAGCACTACACTGCCGGGCGAAAATATGAGCCGTGGGATGTTATTGCCGATTGGGGTCTGGATTTTGACCTTGGGAATGTCGTGAAATATGTGTCCCGAGCCGGAAGAAAGGGCGATGTCATGGAGGACCTGCAGAAGGCTGAACAGTATCTGCACCACGCAATGGCGGTCAGGAGGACTGAAAGTGCTGAAGATTGAGAAAACAGAGGTTGTCGGTTGGGAGCATGCAATCAGGGGCTGTCGCAACCCGCTGAATTCGTGGGCAAAATCGGATTCTGCCCTTGTCTTTGATGACCAGCAGGACGAATGGAAATATCAGATCGGCGAGAATGATATCGGGCTGATGAAACGCCTTGCGGCAAACGGTCCGGTACACGCCAAATACCGCAGGATGATTGTGGTCTATGCGGATGTCACGGCTCCGCTGTACTGGTGGAAAGAAGCGGACACCTATAAGGTCGGCACGGTGGCGAACAGCTGCAGTACGATGCATAAGATTCACTCCCGGGATCTCACCATTGATGATTTTTCCATTGATGGCATGGACGAGGAATCTCTTCAACACCTCCTTTGCACGATCAAGCTGCTGAACAAAAAGAGAAAAGCCTTTGTAGCAACTCAGGATAAGACTGCATGGCGGTCGATGATCCAGCTGCTCCCGACGAACTATAACCAGAAGCGCACCATGATGATGAACTACGAGGTGCTTGTGGGTATCTACAAATGGCGAAAAGACCACAAGCTCTCGGAATGGCATACATTCTGCGATTGGATAAAGTCATTGCCGTATTCTGAACTGATAACAGGAGAGGAGAAATTATGATTACACTGAATGATACAGTATCAGGAATGCTGTCTGATGATTACAAGGAACGGTTTCGTGCCGAGTATGCCCAGACGAAGATCCGCTATGAGAAGCTGAAAGCATTTAATACAAGGCTGGAAGCACATGACATGCGAATGCCTTATGAGGCGGGCCTTGTATCGGTTTTAAATCGAGAAAACTGCCCGGAGCATAACTGCCCATTTGATCTTTTGAGAAGGCAACAGGCGGCTATGGGCGAGTATCTGCATATTCTTGAGCTTCGTGCGGTTATGGAGAATATAGCTCTGTAAAGCCTTACAGAATGCGGGGCAAGTAGCGTTTCGGGGAGTCATAGCCCTGAGATCGGTGGTGCAAATCCACCGCCTGCATTGGGGTTCAAAGTCGGTATATAATCACACAGATAGGCGCAATGCCAGACCCCTCCTTCCCACGCCTTCAAGATGACAACTTGTTGGCGAAGGCGGTCTCGTCAACCGCCTTATATTAAAGGGGACGTGGTGTAATAGGGAGCATGTTTTTACTCAGAAGGTGCAGGTTCGACTCCTGCCGTTCCTGTTTTTGCTTACAAGATGATAACTTGTGGGTAAAAAGCAGATTCATCAACTGCTGTGCAATGTGGTGAAGTGGAAACACGGAGGTTGCAATGGTGCGCCCATACAGCCTCTATTCAGGGGTTCGAATCCTCTCATTGCACTTTTCCGGGTAGCTCCCGGATGATGTGAGACTGGCTGATGCTCACAGAGAATGATAAATGCCCATGTTATACCACAATAACGCAATAACCGGAACAGCGAACCATGGTAATGCTGTCTTGATGGTTATCGGTCAATTGCATGGGAAATGCACAAAGGAATGTAGCTCAAAGGTAGAGCTTTGACGGTAAATAACAAGGGGTTCGTCACCTACTTGTGATCCGGGTTCGAATCCCGGCATTCCGACTGCACTGTGGCGGAATAGGTAGACGCTGTGGCAATGGTTTGCCTAATGGATAGGTTGAAGGTTCGATTCCTTGTATCAGGCAGTGCGGTTCGATTCCGGCACGTAAGATATGGCCCTGAATGGCATTGGTCACCAAACCGAAAGCTGTGGGTGCGCTTTGATGACACATCTTTACTTGGCGCCAAAGATTGATGGGTCATTTGAGAGGCAAGTACAGTTGCTACTGTGAGGTGCAAATCCTTACCAGTGCAATGGGACTGTGTTTGGATACTACTCAGCGTGAGCGCAACTGAGGAAAGCAGGTTCGATTCCTGACAGTTCCATTCGGTTAGCATCACCATGGCGCTTCCAGTGACGCTGAAGTATGCCGCTTGTCGGAGCGACTAAACCGTCATGGATGTTTTCCCGAGTCCAAGAATGCCGGAGAGACAGCACTGGACTGCAGATGTTCCGGTTCGGGGAGTATTGCCCTATCGCCAAAAGGCAAGGCATGAGGCTTTGATCCTCACATGTCCCGGTTCGAATCCGGGTAGGGCTGTCGCCGGTCATGCTTTTTCTGTTACTTTCTCATGGCCGGTAACCTGTTTTGTTTGTTGTTTTCTCCTGCCTTGTAGCGGTTGCTGATTAAAGGGCGGCTTAACAAACCGCCCGCAAGGTCGAATCCCAGTTCTGGGATGTAGTTCAGTTTGGCAGAACGCTCGGCTTGGGACCGAGAGGCCGCAGGTTCAAATCCTGTCATCCCAAAGCGGTCAGTATGGACAACCTGCTGACCAATCAGGTAATCGTGTTCGGTTGCCTCCTTTCACCGGATTGCCAGCCATAAGGCAGATCAAAGGGT